GACGGGGCTAATGATGGAACTGTATTTACAGATTCATCTTTAAATCAATTAAACGTAACCAGAGCTGGAACTCCCGTAACCAAAACAGCAGAAAAGAAATTTGGTACAGCATCATGTTACTTGGCTGGTTCGACACAATGGTTAAAATTACCAGAGTCTACTAATTGGAGTTTTGATGCCGGACAAGATTTTACTATAGAGTGTTGGTGTAAATGGAGTACGCAAGCTAGTTATGTTGGAATGATAGCATCTAAAACATCTATAGGTAGTGATTATAATGGATGGAGTCTCCGTACCGATGCAGCTAGTGGTAATGCTATTTTGTCTTTTAATTTTTATAATAACACTAATAGTGCTACCTTTACTTGCATGGGAACATCAAATATAGGTGATGGGAGTTGGCATCATGTAGCTGCCACACGAGCAAGTAATACTGTAAGAGTATTTGTAGATGGTACACAAGAAAATAGTGGAACTTACTCTGGAGCAATACACGGAACATCATCTGGTGGTTATGGACTACAAATTGGAATGGATTATCTTAATGCTACAGGTAGTGGTCCTATGCATGGTTATGTAGATGAAGTCCGTATTGTTAGGGGTGTAGCAAAATATACTGGTAGTTTTACAGAACCAACAACAGCTTTTGATTTGAGCCCACGAAGGCTAATCTCAGGCTCAGTAGATATTTCTGGTCAACCATCAGGCACAAACATGAAGTATAAAATAGAAACATTAAACCAAAGCGCTTCAAAAGTTTGCAGATTACACGGAGCATCTTTGCTTTGGGCGTAATAAATATTATAAATAGTTAAACAAAAGAGAACACTACACCATGGCCATAGAAAGAATAATTCCAGAACCAACTAATTACAAAGAGAAAAGGGTATTAGAGTATCCTTCTATTGGTGATGTTATTGATGCACTGGTTAAAAAGGAAGGTGGTGACTCTACAGAATGGGATGCTATCGTAACAGCACGAGCAGCTGTAAAAACTAAACATCCAAAAGAATAAGAGAACACAATTATGCCACTAACAAAATTAGATGTAAAAGGAATCAAAGACGGTACAGACGGCCAAGTTATTACTTGGGATGCATCTGCGGTTTCAACAACTACAGGACCGGGAACAGCTAACCAAGTACTTACCAGTAATGGAGCTGGAGCAGAGCCGTCATTTAAAGAAGTAGTATCTGATGCAGCTGCCATGGCGCTGGCGTTAGGATAAAGGAGAATAGATAATGGCTAATGCATTTACAAATAAGGGTGTCGCTATACTAGCCACAGCTACAGACATATATCAAGTACCGGCTGGTGTTAATTCTTCAGTGGTACATTCTATATATGTTGCTAATGTTGACGGTACAAACGCCGCAACAGTTAATATTGAAGTATCAACAGACGGCGCTGGTTCGGGAAGTTTTTTTCATGTCGCTAAGACAGTACAAGTTCCCGCTGATTCATCTCTCATACTAGACAAACCTATTAATTTGCGTAATGCAAATACAGCGTCAGTTGGTGATAAGATGAGAGCAACTGCATCAACTGTTGGGGACCTAGAATGTTTTATTAGTGTATTGGAGATTACTAACTAATGTCTTATATCGGTCAAGCTACATTAAAGAACAGTGAATTAAAAGTATTTAATGTTACTAGTTCTACATCAGCTACCCATACACTTTCTTGGACTGCGGCCAATGAGCAAAGTCTATTCATTACAATCAATGGCGTTAAACAACAGGAAGATGCTTACAGTATAGCTGGTAGTCCTACTACTATTACATTAACAGATGCTCTAGTAGCAGCTGATAAGATGGAAGTAGTAGGTGTACTTGATATCGGTGAGACTACATCTGTTGGTGACAATACCGTATCAACATCTAAATTGGGTAATAGTTCTGTAACACTAGCTAAGTTATCAACAAGTGGAACCGCTCAAGCTGGAAATTATCTAGACGGTACTATGACTTGGACCGCAGTTGATAGTGTTCCAGATTTAACAACAGAAGGTGACCTGTATAAAAACTATACAGCATTTGCAACCAACATAACTATTCCAGTTGATGCAGATTCAAATCAAGGTCTGATTGGGCCGATAGCCTTCACCGGCGATGTGACCATTGTTGGTGATTTAACGATATGGTAGGAGAATAAAACCATGGCAAGTACAATATTAGTAAACACAATAAATACCCAGTCAGGTAGTACGATTACAGTTCCAGCTGGGAAGACTTTGGCAATAACAGATGCTGGCGCTTTAACTATTGGAGGAACTGCGATTACAACAGGGTCTACCAATATACAAAGAAAGACTGCTGACTATACAATTGTCAGTGGTGACATAACCGCAAAGTCTCATTTAGTCATTACTGCTAATGCTTCGGCTGCAACAAGAACTATTACATTACCGGCAAACGGTACTACTGGTTTAGCTACTTGTATGATTAGTATTATGGCAGATGCAAGTGCGACATCAACTTATAAATTACAAGTTCTTGATGCAAGCTCAACAGAAATATGGACAGGATACGAAAAAAGTGATTTCGTAACTATTATAGAAACGAACAATGCATGGGTAGTTTTGAATCATAAAGAAACATTATTTGAACATCGTTATCTTACTGCTAACCAAGATGTGCCCGCTTCTACATTTAACAAATTTAATGCATCAACTTCAATTACGTCAATAGGAAATATGTGGGATTCAACTAATAATCGTTTAGTTGTTCCGTGTAAATGTTTCTTAGATATTTGGGTACAATGTTCTACAACCCGTTCTAATGAACCAAGTGCAAGTGCTGGGGCAAAAATAGGTCCTATTGGTTCTCTGGTGACTATGTTTCAATACACATCAGTGAATAGTGATGGTCGAGTTTCGGGTCCCACACCTTATATTAATAGACACGTTGTTGATACTTCCGGTGATGTAGCTGAAGCTTGGATGATGAGTAATGATAGTGACCAAACAGTAACTTGGATAGGTGGATCAAGAAGTGTATCCCAATTCGCAATGACTCTAACAAGGCGTTATTAAGAATGACCATATATCATTGTCCTGATGGCGTTGATGAAATGCTTTTTGGAAAAGGATTAGGAGCCATTAACCGAGATGCATTTTTGGTGGTTGAAAATGATGGGCACACTTGTACCGTTGATTGGGATGATAATATTGCTGCTTTCCCAACTGTTGATGAAATTAATGCAGGGGTAAATAAATCTGATTGGAAAATGGTAAGGATAGAACGTAATCGCTTGTTAGCTGAAACAGATTTTTATGCTTTATCTGATGTTACCATGTCTGCGGAGATGGAAACTTATCGTCAAGCCTTGAGAGATATAACAACAGATGAAATGACTTTTGATTTTACTACTGGTAAACAATCAGGTGGAACTAAAGTTAGTACTGATGTAGTGTGGCCGACGAAACCGTAGAATAAGAGATAAATAGTATTATGCCTAGAACAACTATAAGAAGCGAAGATATAACAGCTGCTCAAGTAAAGACTGCCGATATGGCAGTTGATCCTACTAATGCATCTAACTTGACTAGCGGGTCAGTACCCCTTGCACAGTTAGGAAATGCTCCAGCAACTGATGTAACTGGACTTCAAGATGATATTGCCCTGTTAGGTTTCAAGGTTGCTGCAAATGGTTCTTTTGGAAAATATAATTTAGTAGACCAGACTGTAGATGCCTTCGAGGATGCAACTGGAGTTAATGCAGGGGCTTCTACGGATGCTATAAGACACGCCAACAACTATTATAGCGGAGGGAATGATACTTCCCCTACTGGAGGAACAGTAACCACTTATACATCTGGTGCCACCACATATAGTGTTAATACTTTTTTAACCTCTGGCAATCTTGTTGTCAGTGATACTAGAAATGTAACAGCTCTTATAGTCGGAGGTGGTGGTCAGGGTGGCGGCCTTGCTGCTGGAGCGGGTACTTACGGTTTTGGTGGCGGTGGTGGCGGTGCTGTGTTATATAGAACAGGTTACAGTATAACAGCGGCTACTTATTCAATGGTAATTGGTGAGGGTGGTAACGAAGCATCCTCAACGCCAGAAGCTGGTTCAGACACTACGGGCTTTGGTGTGACAGCTACAGGCGGTGGGCGTGGTCAAATTGTTGAAGGGGCGCAAGGTGGGACTGGAGGAAATGGCGGTGGTGCAGGGTATTCATATTCTGGCGGCACTGGTACGGCTCCGTCCGCAACTGGTTGGACGGTATATGCTGGAAATGATGGCTCTGCTGGGTATAATGGCGGCGCTCACGGCGGTGGTGGTGGCGGCGGTGCAGGAGGAGTTGGTACTGCCGGAACAGCCTCATTGGGTGGTGCTGGTGGTAGTGGACAACAGATAACAATAGGTGGTAATAGTTACTATTGGGGTGCTGGTGGCGCCGGTAGTGTTCAAGGTGGTGGAGGCGGCGGTACTGCCGGTGTTGCTGGGCTAGGTGGTGCTGGTGGTGCAGGTGCAGCGACCGGAGGAACTGCATCTGTTGGTGATACAGGCAATTCGATAAATAACGGTGCTGATGGTATAGTAGCCACCGGGGCCAACGGCGGTGCTGCTGGTGCTAATACTGGATCAGGCGGTGGTGGTAAATATGGTTATGGGGGATCTGGGATTGTTATTGTGGAATCTGTACAAAACGTCATCGGGGCCGATATGACTCTTACTTCTACAACAACAGCAGCAAACACAGCGCCAACCAAAGGCGACATTGTGATGACCTATACCAACGGTTCGGGGACAGCCGCTATAAACACAGACTTTACAGCGGAGGTAAGTGCGGATGGTGGAAGCACATGGACAGCATTTACATTAGCTGCAGAAGGAAGTACAGGCACACATTTTATTGTGTCAGCCCATAACACAACAATTACCAGTACAATAACAGCTCCTTATAACATGGCTTATCGAATTAAAACATTGAATCAAGGCGCGGCAAAAGAAACAAGAATCCAAGGTGTAAGTCTAGGCTGGTCTTAATAAATAAAATAAAGAGAAAGAATAATAAATGTCATATATAGGCGAACAACCAATAACGAGTGAATTTGCATCACAGCTACTATCACCGAATGGAACAGATACATCATTTACATTAACTGGTGATGGTGGTATTCCTGGAAGTTTATTAGTATCTATCTCTGGTGTAAAACAGTCAGTAGGTGCTTATGCTGTGTCTGGTACAACACTAGACTTTGGGGTAGGCAATCCGCCTCCCGCTGGTACGAATACATTGGAGATTGTTTATCTTGGGCTCAGAGGAGACCCATCACCAATACAAGACCAGACATTAGGACTAAATGCTATAATGAGAACTAATGCACAAACTATTAGTGAGAACCTTAGTGTGGCATCAACAGTAAATGCTCAGTCAGCTGGGCCAATCACAATTGCAGATACCTATGTTGTTACAGTATTAGGTTATTGGACGGTGGTATAATATGGGCACATTAAGTGTAGATAAATTAGTAAAGACTAGTTCTGGTGCCGCAGAGTTTACACTGCCGGCAGCTGATGGTGCTGCAGGCACAGTATTGCAGACAGATGGTTCCGGACAGTTAAGTTTTGGAAGTGTTGGGGCTGCAATCACGGCAGAGGGTGAGTACTTCTACAACTACAACACTATATCATCTAACTTAACAACTACAGTAGAGACTACTAAAGCAGCATTTGTTGCCGGTCCTATTACTATCGCTGATGGATTTACATGGACAATCAGCGGTGAACTAACAATGATCTGAGGAAAAAAAAATGGCAGCAACAATTTTATTAGACACAATCTCCAGTTCAGGCAGCACTATTACTGTGCCTACTGGAAAAACTTTAGCAATCGAGGATGCTGGGGCTTTAACTATTGGTGAAGTTGCAATCACGACAGGCGCTCAAGGGGTTCTTTCCAAGACCGCCGCTTACACTATTGTTGCCTCTGACTTTACAGGCAAGTCCAGTCTTATAGTTTTTGTGGATGTGTCGGCAGGAACGGACACGGAAACAGTAATCACATTGCCTGCCGCTTCTGCGTTTGGTACTTGTGCTATTCATGTGATTTCAAATGTAGTGCATGGTTCTGGCAATTCCGTAGCCATTAAAAACAGTTCAGCAGTTGAACAATATACTCTTTATGCAAAAGGCGACCATTGTGAAATTGTCTCCGATGGTACTAATATTTTTAGAACTGGTAACGAATACGTTACCATCATGGGAGTCGTTTACTTGGTGACTAATGCGTATATTGCCACAAATGGTCGTATTGATGTGTTCGATTATGGGACATCCGCAAACTATTCTGTAAAATCGGACATCGGAAAAGGATGGAGCACAGTCAGCGATGATTACACTATTCCGCAAACTGGTAACTATATGTTTGGTGGTCATGTCGCTGGAAGTCCAACAGCGGCTTATGTCAATGGTTGGCAAATCACTAACGTCACACAAGTCAAAGAATACAACTACATAGATGCTGGTTGGAACTCGGCGTATGGGTTGGGTAATATGTCCGACTTTCCTATGCACGCCACGAAAGGTGACGTTATAACCTTTTGGTGTTCACTTCATAGTACTGCGGCGTATGTTTTGGGGGGTGACAACAACGCTCAAGGAACTAAACTCGGATGGCGCTTGCTAAGGCGAGATTGATACGATGCTTCAAACATTAATTGATAGCACACCGGAACATCGGCAAGTTTTTTCTGCTTTGATGTCGGAACTTGGGGCTGATCCAACAGATCAACAATTAGAAGATAAGTTATCTATATATAGTTGGGATAATGTTCGTATTAAACGAAATAGTCTCCTAGTCGAAACAGACTTCTATGCTAATACAGATGTCACAATGTCAGCTGATATGACTACATACCGACAAGCATTGCGTGATTTGCCAGCAAGTACGGCAAAATGTGAAGATGTAGTATGGCCGACTAAACCATAGAATAAATAAGAGAAAGAATATAAATGAGTAAAGTACTAACAGATCAAATAGAAAAACGTACAGGTGGTACGGCAATAGACATTCCCGCAGCAGGGAAGTGGCCTACAGCCAATATTGCTGATGATGCTATTGGTGCAGCTCAAATTGCAACAGATGCGGTAACCGCAGATGCAATTGCAGCGAATGCTGTTACTAGTTCTGAAATTGCGGATGATGCTGTTACTATTGCCAAACTAGCAGCAACTGGAACTGCACAAGCAGGAACATATCTTCAAGGAAATAATACTTGGGGAGGGATTGCGGTAACTGGGTTTAATGATGTCTATGCTGCTACTGGAACAGCAACTTATACAGTGCCTACTGGAGTTACTAAACTTCTAGTTATTATCACCGGCGGTGGGGGTAGTGGTTCAGCTGGCATAACAGCAACCGCTCACGGTGGAGGCGGTTGTTCTGCTGGTACTGTTATGGCAAGAGTAACTGTAGTTGCAACAGATACCATATCGATTGTAATCGGAGCGGGCGGTATCGCAACTGCCAATGCCGGCAGCACAGTTGGTAATGTTGGTGGTGACTCGACATTTACTCATGCAACCGGTAGCGGATCATTTGACACAATCACCGCCCCCGGCGGTAGGGCTGGCGTGTTGTATAACACAATGAACGCCGTCCCAGTCGCTCCGACAGTAGGAGCATCAAATGAGGGAATAGCGATAAAGGGTGGTGCTCCTTCTGGAGATAATAATGGAAGCGCTAGTTTTTGGGGTTCTGGTGGCGCTCACGGACTAGCGTCTATATCCCTTGGTAACGCTGGCGTTGCCTTTGGTTCTGGTGGCGGTGGGGGAACTTATACCGCAGGATTATACACTGGCCAGGCGGGATGTGATGGGGTCTGCTTCATAATGGAGTTCAAATAGGAATAGAATAATACAAATGGGAGATGTAAAATGGCTAGATATGCCGTAGTAGAAAGTGGCACTGTCACAAATGTTATTAAGTGGGATGGTTCATCCCCACACGCTGATTCTGCAACCTTTATTGCGGCTGATGGAGAAGCTAATGCTCAGATTGGTGCAACCTATAATGGGAGTGCGTTTGCATATACGCCACCTGCGGCGCCTGAACTAACAGACGCACAAAAACAGGAAGCGGCAGATAAAACCTCTGGTAACGATAAATTGGTAGCGTTAGGTCTTACTGCTGATGAAATTGCCGCCTTAGGCATTCGGTAGTAATTGTAAATAATACAGAGAGAACAAATATAAATGGCAAGTAAAATTCAAGTAGACAAAATTTCTAGAAATTCTGGAACACCAGAGTTTACTGTTCCCACAGCTGACGGAATAGCAGGTCAGTTTTTAAAGACTGATGGTTCTGGTGTATTATCGTTTGATACAGTTACAACAAATCCTTTAACTTTAACAGGCTCAACTAATAATACAATAGCTACTGTAACAGGGGCAAATGCATTAGCTGGTGAAGCTAATCTTACCTATGATGGTAATACACTAGACATCAAGAATGCTGGTACTGCATCATCTATAAACTTATATTGCGAAAGTTCTAATGCACACTATACAAAAATTAAATCAGGACCTCATAGTGGTGCAACAGCATATACACTTACATTGCCTAATGCACCACCTAGTGTGAGTGGTCAAGCTCTTACTGCAACTACTGCTGGTGTGGCGAGTTGGGCAGAAGCCGGAGGTGGTAAAGTATTACAAGTTGTGCAAGGAACAGTTTTGGACGATACTCAAAGCACAACTAGCGCAACATTTGTCGATATGAGCCCATCGCTTACTGCTACTATAACACCAGCAGCTACCACATCAAAGATTTTAGTTAATTTTGTAGTAACGACTGGCGCTAATGAGGGTTGGCACGCTTTTTATAGAATTTTAAGAGGAGCTACTCCCATTGGTATAGGTGTGGTTAACGGATCAAGAAAGCAAGCAACAATGGAGGTCAGTACAGGAGCCATAGCAATAGCAACTCCTGGTTCCATGACTTATCAAGATAGTCCATCTACTACGTCTGCAACTGCTTATAAAATACAGTGGGCAACAGAATCGGGTGGAACAATATACTTGAATAGATCCCACACTTGGACAGATTCATCGAACTGGATGACCGGAATATCAACAATAACTTTGATGGAGATAGGAGCATGACAGGAATAGTAGAAGCAATTTTAGCTCTTGATTCAACTGCTCAAGTTTCTGTGCAAGCAGAAGATGTAAACCAAATTATTTGGCATGACGGTAATCCTAATAGTATTACTGTTTCTCAAATTCAAACAAAACAGACAGAATTGCAAACTGCTTATGATGCAAAAGCTTATGCAAGAACCCGAGCAGCTGCATACCCATCAGTCGGCGATCAATTAGATATGTTGTGGCACGCTATAGAAGCCAATGCAACACTAAAAACTAGATACGCCGATTTCCATACGGCGATAAAGGCTGTTAAAGACGCCAATCCCAAACCATAGTAGGAGAGCCTGAACAATGGCGCTTACTAAAGTTAAAGGAAATGTCATAGAAGATGGATCCATTACGGATTCCAATTTCCCCAATACTGAAATAACATCAGCTGATATGGCATTGGATCCACGCAATGCTTCAAATATTTCTAGTGGTCAAGTTCCTCTTGCACAATTAGGAAATCTTCCTGCAGCAGACCTTACAGGTCTTAATGCTGATATTGCAG